TAAAAAGCGTTGGGAGATAGAGTTTGATCGTTTAGAGCATCATATTAAACGTGCATTAGAGCATCAAGATATGTATAATTTAAGTGATATTAAAGAAAAAATCCAACAAGGTGTGTTTCACATCTGGGGTGGAAAGAACTCGGTGATGATAACCGAGATTGTAGAATTCCCACAAGTTAAAGTTTTAAATTTATTGTTTTGTGGAGGAGACTACAGAGAGCTAGAAGAAATGTTACCTAGCTTTGAACAATTTGCAAAACACTTTGGATGCAAAAGAATTTACGGTGGAGGCAGAAAAGGCTGGCTTCGCAAAATTAAACCTCTTGGCTTTGAACAAGAATACATGGTTAGAAAAGAATTATGAGTAAAGGCAAAACTACTTCAAGTACAGCAGTTGATCCAAAACAAATGGCAATGTTTGAGGATTTATACGGTAAAGGTAAATCAATATTTAACACACCTTTTACACCATTCACAGGTGAAGGGGTTGCTGGATTTACACCAGATCAACTATTTATCCAAGACCAAGCAAGAGGCATGTTTGATGAATCTTTTGGTTTAAACCCAAGACAACAATTAAATAATTTAGCATCACAAGATGCACCAAGTTTGTTATCAGCAGATTTAGAAGCGTATCAAAATCCTTTTAGACAACAAGTAATAGATAACACACTCGGTGATCTTGATAGAGCAAGACAAATACAATTACAAAGCGATCAAGATGCAGCAATAGGCAGAGGTGCTTTTGGTGGTTCTCGTTCAGCATTACTTGAATCAGAAACAAATAGAAACTTTGCAGATAGAGCTGGTGATATTGCATCAAAATTAAACCTACAAGGATTTGACAGAGCAACTAGTTTAGCAAGTCAGGACATTGGTAGAGACATGCAAAACAGACAGTTCCAGGCTGGTCTATTCGGCAATCAATTAGCAGATCAATACCAAAACTTTGGTTTATTATCTGGTATCGGCAATCAACAACAAATGCTTAACCAAGCTGGAAATGACTTTAACTTTAACGAGTTCTTAAGACAGCAAGACGATCCGTACAAAAGACTTGCTGCACTTACAGGTGCGTTATCTGGAATACCAGTTAATCAAACTACAACAAGCAGAAAGAAAACTGGACTCGGTGACATATTGGGTGGTGCTGCTAATTTATATGGTATGTCTTTACTCGGTGGCAGTTAAGGAGCTTTATAATGAATGAACTACAAAAATATATGTTAATGCTACAAGGTGGTTACAAACCTCAAGCTGGTGCAATTACATCAGATCAAATGCAAGGTTTTAAAAATGCTGGTTTATTAAATAAAACAGTAGCACTAGAAAATCAAATACAAGACACAAACAATCTCATTGGTTCATTAAATATACCAAAACAGCCTATTCCAGTTCCTAACACAGCAAACGAAGATTTATTAAAAAAACAAAAAAAAGCAAATATGTTTATGGCTTTAGGTGACTTACTACAAGGCAAAGATGCAACTGCTGGTTTTACACAAAGACAAGCTGGGTTTGATGCTCAAAGAGAAAGAGCAGAAAGACAAGCCAAATTGCAAAATATAGTACAAAATTCAGACGCTATACCAGATTCATTAAAAGAAATAGCATTAGCATTTCCAGACATGGCTTTAAAAAATGTTTTCAGTCAATCAGGTGCTAATAACACTTTTGAAAGATTTGGAGTTTATGATGCCACAGGTGAGCTTATTGGCAGTGTAAACAAAGCAGATTCTCAAAGAATTAATGAGATAGAAAACGATCCTAATCGAACACTAGGTCAAATAAGATCAAAAACTCTGCAAAATGAAAACCCAGAAAAATTAGAGTATTTTAGTGTTTCAGACGCAAACGGAACAAGAATAAATACTGTTGTTAATCCAACAATAGAAGATATACAAAACCTTAATAAAGATAATTATTTTTTAAATAAATTACCAACACCTTCAGACAGAGGAAAAGGTTTACAGGATGATTCAACGTATAATGCTTTAAAAGGTCAATTTAAAGGAACAAATAAATTAATTGACAGTTTAAGCAACATGTCAGAACAGTTCGCTAAAAACCCAAATTCTGCTCTTGCAATAGGTGGTGGTATTAAATTTATAGACAAAGTCATACAAAACATAGACGCTACTGGAAGCATACTTTCTGGAGATAATTATAAAACCATGCAAGAAAAAGGTTTTGTTTCCCGAAATGGAAAAGATTATTCTTCTGTGCTAAAAGAAGTATCAGTAAACACAGGTATATCTCAATCAAGAATAAGAGATTTGGCATATTTATTTGCAGCATCTAGAGGACAAGAGGGAAGAGGTCTTTCTGATAAAGATTATGAAAATGCCTTAACCATTGTAAGCGGTGGTGCTGGTGCTGAAGGTAAGATAGCAGTATTAGAAGATGTAGCAGAAAGAATGTACGGTGAGGCTATCAACGATCTTGATTTTGAAATTGATAACTTGCCTTTAGATGCTAACACAGACCGTTTTGAAAGATTAAGAGGATCGCTGGGCGTGTATAAAAGTCCGTACAGCAATGTACCAGTATCAGCAGATGACATATTAGATAGTTTAGGGTTATAAAATGGCAAATGCCAATCAAGCAAAAATAGATAAAATTGATAAAGCTATTGTACTTTTATATGGTAATGGCAATCCATCTGAAGAAAATTTACAAAAAATTAAAATACTTGCAGATGAAAAAAAATCTTTACAACAAGTAAGCGATACTACTGCTGAAGAGGTTGTTGATAAACAGCCAAGTTTTAAAGACGTTGCATTAGCTTCTGCAGGAATCCAAAACATACAAAAAGATGACCAAGGTCAGAATGTTATAAATCTTTCAGATAACCGTTTTACATCCAGTTTTCCAAGACAAGTATTAATGAAGGCTGGTAGTGGCATTGCAAGAGGCGTTGGCTCATTGCCTTTTGATTTATATGCAAAGACAGGATTGCCTGGTGCAGAAGGTTCTGCTGACATAGCAGACACGATAAGAAAAACAATTCCTACAGTAGAGGGTGGCTTATATGGAACAGATACCGTTGGAGCTATAGGACAATATGCAGTTCCTGGAATGGCTGCATTTAAAGCAGCGCAATTTGCTAATGCTCCTAAAGCAGTAAATTACGCATCTGGTTTATTAGGATCGGCAGCTTCAGATGTTGCTGTTTCAGTTCCAGGTGAAACAACTTCATTAGGAAACCTTATAGGAGGCCCTACAGCAATCCAACCAACTGATGATGCTCTTACACAAAGATTAAAAGTAGGTAGTGAAGTTTTAGCCGCAGGGCCAGCAGTTGATACGGTTCTATCCCCATTTAGATTTTTAGGATCAAAATTACCAACTAAAAAAAATATAGAAAGAGAAATACCAGAGCTGTTACAGACTCCTGGTAATGTTTTTCTTGATCCTAAAAAAGCAACAGCCGAACTTGAGAATGTAGTAAACAGAAGTGAGATACCTGGATATAATCCAACCACAGGAGTGGCTAGTGGGGATGCAATGGGTATAGCTACAGAAAGAGCCATATCAAGCAGACCAGAAATGGTTGAAAGAATGATAAGAAATGTTGGTGCGATTGGTGATGAAACAAAAAATATAAGTTCGTCTACTGGTGACATTGCTGATACTGCTTCAGCAGTAAAAGAAGTAAGGCAGACAAACGTAAGCACAGCAGATTCTAATGTTTTTAAAGCTGAACAAAATTATGAAGTTGCAAAGAGTGAACTTGATTCACAAATTGCAAAATACAATAACTCAACAAGGTCTAGCCAAGAGTCTGCATCTAGGACTTTAGACGATCAATTACAAAACGAACTACTTGTTTTAAATAAACAGAAAAAAGACTTATATGATGCTATTGATCCAAACGGTACTTTAGAGGTTGATCTTTCACTTCTTAAAAAAGCAGCAGATTTTATAAGAAAACCGAAAGCACCATTAAAAACAGCAGAAGCAGACGCTGTACAAACGTATGGTGGAGGAATATTTAAAGCTATAGACAATGCTATAGAAGCACAGGCAAAAGGTAATAAAAGCTCTTACAAAGAATTAATAGATTTAAGAGCAAATGTTAATGATGCTATTAACCAAGCATACAAAAACGACTCAGCAGTCGCGGCAAAAAGTTTAGAAAAAATCAGAGGAATAATTGATAAATATACAGAGAACTTGGCAAGTTTTAATCAAGGTCAAAAAATAGTTCCCGAAGGATTTACAACAATACCATCTGATGCGGCTGAAGCAGCAGTTAAGGCTAATGATTTTTATAAAAACATTTATGCACCTAAGTTTAAAGATGGTCTTGGTGGTAAATGGGCGGACGATACTGTTAGTAATAAAAGCCTACAAACACAAACAGCACAGAAGTTTTTATTAGGCCCAACAGAGGGTGCTGAACAACTTAGAAACATTATAAACAATGCACAAAACCCTGAAGTAATGGAAGCTCAAGTTAGAGAATTTATGATTGGTGAATTAGCACAAAGAGCATTTAAGGGTAAGGGAGAGGTTGCACCTAAACAAATATATGAGTTTATGAAAAGATATGACTCAATATTAGATCAGTTTCCATCTTTAAAATCAGAAATTGTAAATCTTAGAACTACACTTAAAGGAAGCGCAGACAAAACAACTGGACTTGCTAAAGCTGTAGTAAAAGCAAAAAATAATTTAAAACAAACACAATCTGATGCAGACAAGTCTGTTTTTAAATACTTTACAGAATTGCAACCAGAAGACGCTGTAAGTAAAATACTATCAAGTCAAAACCCTACAGTAGAGTTAGCTAAACTAAAAAATATTATTAGTAAAAATCCAGAAGCGCAACTTGGTCTTAAAGCTGGTTTAAGAGATGAAATTTATAACAGGGTTATAAATACCAAAGGAGTGACTTCTACAGGTGAAGAAATACAAGTAGCATCTCTAGCAAAATTAAACAAACTATTAACCCAACCAAAATTCCAAAAAGTCTTAAGCGGTATTTTTAACAAATCTGAGATGGACTCTTTAAATAGAGTAAGACAAAGAGTTACAGAGCTAGATAGAATTAACATACAAACAACTACTGGTAGTAGCACCAATCCATTACAACAAGACTCAAAAAGAATAAAAACAGTTCTAGCATCAGTTTACGGTATAGTTAAAGGAAGGGGTGTTTTTGCAATTAGTAATTGGTTTGGAGATATAATAAGGGGTGGTACTTCTCAAGAGGTAGGAGAAAAATTACTTACAAAAGCTATGCTTGATCCTGAATTTGCTCTTATTATGTTAAAGGCTGATACAAAACAAAATCAAATAGCTGCAAGAACTTATATGTTAAATAATTACCCAGAACTAATAGAGGGTGAAGATTTACCTAACTAACATGTCCCAACATGACAAGAGCAACGGAGAGAATAGGTAGGAGTGGCGAATACCTAACTTGCTCGGTGATAGCAAGAGAAACCGATACTGTAACAGTTATGCCTCATGGTGCTAACGCTGACATAATTTTTGAATGGCAAAACAAAATGTATCGCTGTCAAGTCAAGACAGTTACCCATATAGAAAAAGCTAGAAACAGTTGGCGGTTTGATTTACGAAAAGGATCACACAGCAAGTCAAGAGAGTACAAAGAAAACACCATTGATATATTTGCCTTGGTTAATCTTAAGTATCAGAATGTTTACTTCCTACCTTTTAACAATTGCAAATACCTACAATATTCTGTACATGACGAACCCATGAAAGCTGTTAATTCAATAGAGAGTTTTAGAGAGGCTATGGATGCAATAAATAGCACGGATGATAGACGGATAGGCATATCAGTCCATGACATACCTCTTGAAAAACCCCAGAAATTAGCGGTTATTTAACTGTTCGGGGAGTAGCGCAGCCTGGTAGCGCACTATGTTTTAAAGCCATCACACAATTTCACATCATTACTTTTTATTACTAAAAACCCTTGTTTTCTTTACAAGATTCAATTTATAATCTACTGAATAGGTAACAGAAATACACATCAATCCGCAGTCAAAAGACGGATAAAACACGGATGGATAAACGAGGAGCAAAGCATGGCAAGATACCAGACTGATAAACAAGTGAGCGCATTAAAGATATATAAGACAGGTTATTATCTACATTATAGGTACAACAAGAAGACCAGAGAGATGAAGATAGCAAGTAAAGATGTCTTGATTGGTGTTGCAAGAAACAAAGCACAAAAGATACTTGGTGAAGTAGCACAAGGTATTGATCCATTAGAAGCTAAAAGAATAGATGCTGATGCTTATACCTTGAACCAGGCGTTTGAGTTAAAGCTAGAAGACTTGTTTAACAATAACAAGAAGTGTGTTGAGATGCAGGATGGCAAGATAGATGGTGAGCCAAGACGTATGTGGGATAGAGATGTCAAGAATACTTTAGGTAAGATGAAACTAGAGAGCGTTGAGACTGGTGATATAACTAAGCTACATATTGCGGTAAGTAAGAGAGCTAAGTATCAAGCTAATAGGGTGGTGCAATTGATTAGTTCTGTGTTTGAGAACAGCATTAGATTGTCTTTAGTTAAGTATAACCCTGCAAAGTACGTTAAAAAGAACCCTGAGATGCAACGTGATAGACCTTTAACAGATAAAGAGTTCGCTGAAATAAATAAGCAGATCAATATAATAGAGTCACAAACACACGAGCGACACTTAAATTCAATCAAGTATATAAGGCTATGTATCTTGACTGGTGGCAGATGTGTTAGCGAGATTGGTGGTGCTAAGTGGTCTGATCTTGATGGTAATAAATTAGTCTTGCAAGAACATAAGACAGACTACCAGGGTAAGCCAAGAGTAATACATTTAAACAATCAGGCTATGGCAATTATTAACTCTTGCGATAGAAACAGCGAAACAATACTTGGTGTTAAATATCCTTACCACACTTGGAACAAAATTAGAAAAGCTGCGGGATGTCCAGATGTGACGTTCCACGATCTAAGACATAACTTTGGTACTATGGCAGGTGAGCAAATGAAGATTGAAGATGTGAAGACTCTTATGGGACATAAAAGCATTAAGGCTACTGAGCGTTACCGTAAGACTAGAGAGCATATAGCCACCGAAGAAATGCAAAATGTTGGTAACTATATGCAGAAGATAATGATGTCTAATTAAAGTTCTTCGTAGTGTTTAATTAAAGCGTTTAAATACCATTGTGCTTTCTCCAAGCATTGGATGTTGCTGTCCTTATCCTTATGTCTATATAAATATTTCCAGATGTTACCCTCTAAGTAAGCTGGAAAGTTATTAGAACCAACTCTATCTTTTATCAGGTCTATACATTCTATCTTGCCTTGGTAATGCGGTGGTTTGTTAACTAAATCTACCTTGTTGGTTTTTTTTAATTCTTCCAATTTATCCCACTCCTCTCTTGTAACTTTATCTATACTCATTTTTACCTCCTTATTAATGCGTAAATGTTATTGATAAATTTTCTGTAAATTTTTTCTGAATAATATTTCTATTATTTCTTGTCAGTGACTTGCTTTATTAAATTTACTTAGAGTAGAATAACATAATCACGAAGTAATAGGTAACAACATGGAAGAAAAAATATTTTTAGATCAGAACGAACTAGCAAAAAGATGGTTACGTTCTCCTAGAACATTAGAGAACTGGAGAACAAAAGGAACTGGCCCAACATATCAAAAGATTGGTGGTAAAGTTTTATATCGTCTTAGCGACATAGAAGAAATAGAAAATAAATCAGACGTATCTGGAGAGTAGTTTGGTCAACGCACGAAACAAAGGGCGTAGAGGTGAACGCGAAGTTATTGACGCAATTAAAGAACTTTTAGGCATAGAGCTAGAAGTTAATTATGCTCAGACTTTTGGTGGCGGTCACGACCTACTAGGAATGCCAGGTTATGCAATAGAAGTCAAAAGACGTAAAGCAATCACACAATCAGATATTAAAAACTGGTGGGATCAGTCTGTAAGACAAGCAAACAAAGTGGATTTATTACCATGTCTTTGGTTTAGACAAGACAGAGCAGATTGGAAGGTAGCAATACCATGTCCATATTCTAGCGAGAAAAATTTTTTTCCAGTTGAAGATGTAAACATTGCATCAATCATCAGCCCAGAACTTTGGGCGGCAATAGCAAGAGAGGAGTACAACATTGGCACACGCGATATTATCACCGAGTAGCATAAACAGAATTATAAGATGTCCTGCTTCAGCTAAGATAAATGCTGTAGCGGAACGAAGAGGAAGTATAGCTGCGGCTAGAGGTACTGCGGTTCACGAAATGTGTGAAGCTCTACTTAAAAATAGATTAGATGGTATTACATTAGCTGATTACTACCTTGGTAGAAATGTTGATGTAGATGGTTTTAGTTTTGACATTACTAAAGATGATATTGCTATAGCTGAAATCTATGTTGATTATATTAATCAACGCACAGAAGAACTTAACGGTAAATTATTAATAGAAGAAAAAGTTAATGCTCCAGAGATTAGTGATGATCTATGGGGAACTGCTGATGCAGTCATCTTGGGTGAGAGTAATAGAATGGTAGTAGCAGATTTAAAGTCTGGTGCATGGCCTGTAGATGTAGTGATGAATGAGCAGTTAATGACTTACTCACTAGCCTGTCTGACAAGATGGGGAAACGAAGATACTGTGATTGAAATGACAATCATACAACCAAACAAAAGAGCCTTTCATAAAGATGGGCAAATAAGAACTTGGGATATTCAAGCTGTCGATCTTGCAGATTGGGGTTTGAATATTCTGAAACCAGCTTGTGATGAAGCAATGGGTGATGAGCCTAGCTTTAATGCTGGTAATTGGTGCAAATTCTGTTCACACAAAGAAGTTTGCGAAACATATAACAATCCAAAGGAGGATTAATAATGGTAGATAATAAAAAAGAGCAACCTCTTTTAAGTTTCCAAGATAAAGATGGAAACCCAAGAGAGATATTTGAAAAAGACTTAACTGATTTGAATAGACCTTTAATTCAACAGATTAGTCAAGACCTGGGAGCGCAACAACAACTTGAAGAGGCGTTTCAATTAGCAACTAAAACTGTTCATCACATGGAAAGTGTTAGAAGAAATATCGCTAATACAATTGAAAAGCTAGAAGATGTTTTACCACCTTACAAGAAACCAATTGTAATTGAAGGTGCTGACAAGGTAGGTAAATAATGTCGTTAGCAGCAATACAAAAGAAAAGTAAAGCTAAAGCGTCAATAACAATTATCTATGGCCCTTCTGGTCTAGGTAAAACAACACTTGCTGTTGGTAGCAAAAACCCAGTCGTAATTCAAACTGAAGAGGGACTGGGTATTCTTACTAACAACAGGGATATAGCTCATTTTCCATTAGCAAAAGATTACGATACTTTTATTGGTTATCTTAGATCACTTGTTGATGCAGATGAACTTGAATACAACACATTGGTTATTGATTCATTAGATTGGTTAGAGCCATTGATACATCAAAAGACCTGCGAAGCACATAAGCAACCTTCAATAGAAAGTTTTGGTTATGGTCGTGGCTACAATGAGGCACTTAAGTATTTTAGAGAAGTCCTTGATCTAGTTAATAGATTAAGAAACGAAAAGAAAATGCGAGTAGTGTTGATAGCTCATAACCAAATCAAAGCGTTTCACGATCCAAGCACAGAGTCTTACGACAGGCATGAACTAAAGCTACATAAAGCAGCTTCAGCCTTAGTGTTAGAAGCAAGTGATATGTGTTTGTTTTTAAACTACAAAAAGGGAACGGTAAAAGTACAAGGCAATAAAGGATTAACAAGTAAAACTGTTCAGTCTGGAAGAGTCTTAGTAACTACTGAGTCACCTGCATGTGTAGCTAAAAACAGGTACGGTTTACCTGAAGAGATACAAGTGGTTGATGAAGGTGATGACTTTATTGTTAGAGCTGAGAAAACTTGGGCTGAAATTGGAAAGCTAATCGCTAAGAAATGATTACTGACCAAGAAAAAGCAATCTACTATTTAACTAAAGCTAAAATTTTAGTTGAAGAGGTGAGCGAAAGTAACGGTGATGATGATCATATTCTACCGTTAGGTGCAAACAGAGTCTTAGTTGATGTTGTTGATGCCCTTAAAGAAGAGATTGATAGAGCCAGTGATTACGAAGAGTATGATCCTGGTTAAACATTAATAGTTAAATTTTTTTACGGAGGTAACGAACATGGATTTAACACAATTTGGTATGGATAAGTTTGAAGCTGGAGCTGAGAGTTCTGGTGGTGAACAAGCAAGAGTGAAACCTGGCAGATACAATTTAAAGTATTCTGGTTCAGATATGGTTGAGGGTAGGAATGGTTGGAAAGCATTAAAGATTTTATTTGATGTTGAAGGCGAAATCATATCTGTCAATCATGCTTTCACTATGGCTCACAATAACGAAAAGCCTGTTGAGATAGGAAGACAATCATTGTCTCTTATGCTCAATGCAATGGGTGTCGGATCAATGAAAAATACTGATGAACTACTTGGTAAAAAAGTAGAAGCAGAACTTATTGTTGGTGAGAAAGGTTACTTAGAAATAAACGATAACTTTGGTAAGACTTGGATGCCAGTTGGAGCGAGTGCTAACAACTTAAATCCTAAAGAGGAACTACCAAAAGAAGAGATGTTTCCAAGTGGCGTAGATGACGAAGACGACCTTCCTTTTTAAGCAAGATGATCTCATGTATCGGAGGCCGAGCTTATGTTCATACTGTCATGGCTTGGCTTCTCCTTTACTTCATATTCGTAATGGCAAGATTAAAGCAGCTTGTAGTTACAAACATCTTAAACTTATCGGGGAAAACAAGAAAATGGAGCATATCAAAAACTTTGCACAGATCAACGAGGAGTTGTTATCTGTCGCATTATCGGAAAGCAAATCTAAATACATAGAGGCTTCCAAAAAAAATAAATCTTACGTTCTGCATGAGTGGAGTAAGGAAGACAGAATAAATTTTGTCCGAAGGCTTGTGTCTAGCTATTTAAACAATTCTAAGGCACAGGCTGATGACTGATTTAACACAATTTTATGGTGAGCAAGGTTTAGTAATAGACAAGAACTTTGCTTTTACAAGTACCAGTAAATCTAATGGTGATCTTATAAGTGAGATGCGTTCTAATGGGTTGCTTGTAGATTTTTTAGATACTACAGGCAATTTGGTTAGAGTTAGCGTTAGTGCAACTGCAAATTCAAGACCAGATAAATCAAATGAACGATCTGGTTACTATGCCTACAATCAATTAGACAATAACTTTGTCTGCATTTACGGTAATTGGAGAACATCCCAGGAGTGGAAGTTTACTTCTTATAATCCTAACGAAATGTCTGCTGAACAAAAACGATTAATGCAGACTAAGTTGGAGGAAAGTCAAAAAAGGCGAGAGGAAGCTAAGGCAAAGAAGCAAGAAGAGGTTTCCATATATGCCAAAGAAAAGTTTGCTAGTGCGAATGAAGTTACGGATCATAATTATTTAAATGATAAAAAGGTTAAAAGCTATGGTTTAAAAACAATCAATGGAAACCTATTGATTCCCGTGCATTCTATCACCAAAAGTGATAACGGTATATTAGTAAACGATATAAAGTCCCTCCAATATATCTTTCCAGATGGCAGTAAAAAGTTTGTCGGTGGTGGCGAGATTAAAGGCAATGTATTTTTAATTGGTTGTGAAGCAACTGAATTGCCCTTTCTTGATACCCTAATTTTATGCGAGGGATATGCTACAGGAAGCTCTATATTTGAAGCTACAGGATTACCTGTTGCGGTGGTCTTCTCTGCAAATTTCTGTTTAACAGCGAGTGTTAGGTTGCGTAAGGTAACGGGTGCTAAGTTTGTTATTGCACTTGATAACGATACCTCTGGTATTGGTGAGAAAAATGCTAACGAGGTAGTTAATGCAGTTAGTAATTGTGTTTCCAGACTACCAAGTATTACAGGTGATTTTAATGATCTGCATTTATCTAAAGGATTAGATCAAGTTAAAACTGAATTAACTGAACATGCTTTCGGCTTAAGAAATTATGCAATTCGTAACTTGGTTGGAAGTCCGCCACCTATTGAATGGTTAGTTGATGATTTAATTCCTCTTGGCATTAATTCAGTATTGGCAGGTGTAGGTGGTATTGGTAAATCATTTCTTGGTATTGATTTAGCTATGAAAGTGGCCAATGGTGGCAGTTGGTTAGGTAAGACAGTTCTTGGCAGAGGTGATGCACTTATTATTTCTGCGGAAGACAGTCACAGCGAAGTTTGGAGAAGGATATCTGAGATAGATAAAACGGGTAGGCGATTTGATTCTTTGTATGATGTATTTATCTATACAGTTGCCGACAGTGGTAAACCATTAATACTATTAAAAGATGATGAACTTTCCCAACGTGCAAACGAATTGATTGAAGAATTAAAATCCTTAAAGAATTTGAAGTTGGTTATCTTTGATCCTATCCAGGCATTTATTGGATCATCAATGCCAATCAGTAGTTCTAATGAAGCAGGTCAATTGTGGTCAACATTTACTGCGGGTATATCTGCACAACTTGGAGTTACCTGTATTTCTATGCACCATATGAGCAAACAAGCACTAAATGATGGAGAAGACCAATCATTAACCAAAATGAGACAAAATATTAGGGGAGCTTCAAGCATAATTGATGGAAGCAGACAAGGAATCGTTGTCTTCAATGCAGGTAAAGATGAAGCTGAAAAGGTTTGTTTTGAGCAAGGTGAAGACTATGATCCAATGAAGGTTGTTAAGGGTGCGGTTGTAAAGAGCAACTTTAAATGTGACACAAGCATTAAGACTCTTTTTAGGAAGGGAGCAGTTTTAGAAATTTTAGATGAAAATAAAAAGTCTTTTGAATGGGACTGAGGAGTAAATAATAATGAATGGAAAAGGTAGTGATCAACGACCAAGACAAATTGATAAAAAAGTATTTGAGGATAATTGGGATAGGATATTTGGTAAAAGAAAAGAGAAAAAAGAACCTAAAAAAGATAAACCAAAGCAAAAGTGATTGGGTACCCGTATGGTCAATACAAGGGTATACGTATGGTCAATGATTGGGTACCCGTATGGTCAAATATCCTAAACTAATCTAGTAGAGAGAGTGAGCCTTTAGGCTCATCTCTCCAGGAAAAAAGTATCAGTAATATTTACTCATAAAGTTGGGTTGTAATTGTTAGGTTAATACTTAAATGCAATGCAACAAAAGGAAACATACATGAAGCAGTTAGAAGCAAGAATGATAGAAGCAAGAGATGAATTCCATAGGAATAGAAGGAAAAGAGGATTTATGTCTTTCTGGTGGTCTGATCCTTTACATTATGTTTTAGTTTTAGAGGTTGCTATTGCTAACGCGAGTAGCAAAAGCATTAACTTTGAAGCAATAGTGAAACTATTGCCAGGAAGTATGGGGAGTAGGTCAACGATAGCAACAGTATTAGATGACTTTGTGGCAAGGGAATATATGTGCAAGGAGAAGGGGAAGGATAAAAGGAAACGAGTATACAGGATTTGCAAAGAGCCAATGTTGTTGGTTAATCAGTATTATACAAATAGGGATTTCAGTCTTAAGGCGGTTAGTTAGTTGAAAGAGCAAAAATGGTGGTTGGTCATAGAAGCAATTGAGAAGCCAGAGAAGAGTGGGTTAATAAAGTTTGGGGTAGCCATGAAGTATAAAAGCTATTCTAAGCTTAAACAGGTTGTCTGGAAGTGGTATAAGAAGCAGTTGGGGAGAACTGATATTAAGAGTAGGGAGAAGGTAGTATTGTATGCACTTTGTGAAAGGTACTCAGCACAAGACTATTCTAGCCATGATGCGGTTAGCTACTTGGCGTTAATGATTGGTATGAACAGAAAGACCGTTAGTAAAGGAATTCAGAATTTGATGGATTTAGATATTATTTGGTGTGCTATTGATGGGGAGAAAAAAGTATTGCGAAGCCTAAAACGTGGAGTGCAGCATAAGCATTTTTTGTTTGTTGGTTTGGGTGTGATGTTAGAGGAAAGCCAAGAAGGGTAACTACTTTAGGGGGAGTTGATAATGTCACCCTCCAAGGCTTTCTGATCGGTTAAAGTTCCTGTTTAATTAATTTTACATAAAGGTCATGGTCTTTTCTAGTCATCATGATTTCAACCCTTCGCATATTATCTTTTTTATCATTGCTAAACTTAGCGGTGATTCTTGAAAGTTCTGGGTACTTTCGTTTTAGGTATTTCATGTCTTGCTTCATAGTCTTTCCGTGAATAGTAATATTAATAATTGTATCTGGTCATTTCTTAGACCTCTTAAATGCTTTGGTATTCGCCTTCTATCTATTTTCATTCATTCACTCCAAAATATTCATACTGAATTGTTACATCTACTCGGTGTTGGTCCTCTAAAGAGTAAACATCTCTAACCGCCTTTAATAGATTATCTTTTGCTTTTTCAAACTTCTTTTCTTTAGTTTTATTACATGGCACATAAAATCTTATGTCCGCATGAGTTATTTGCTTAACATTGTCTGGAAAGTCATCATCAGTTGTTGCCTTTATTGTTACTGTTAAATAGTCAAGACTCATTATTAGTTACCCCCTTTATTATTCATTGCGCTAAGTTGTTGTAAGTTCTCGTTAATTGTCTGCAAGTTTGCCAATGGTATTAATGCACTTACTAGCAGCGTGTAATCTTTGTCTTCATATAAAGTATTTATCCAATGATCATTTAAGGTTTCATATTGTTCTATTGATTCCTCTACCTCGTTAATGGTTTTATTTAATAGTTTGTATTCGTTTTTACTCATTTGTCTTGGTCCTCATAACATACGCCACATAGCATTTTATCTGTTGGCACTTGGTTTAAATCTTTGTAGCCATTATCTGCATAATTATTGTTATCAATAATATAATCAGCTTTATAACCACACTCATTACAACACCCTTTACTCATTTGTCTTGCTCCTCCTTGGTAATTATTAAATATGCTCCATGTAGGCAAAAGACCATGAATGAAAGCACGATTAAAACCTGTATACAGTTAATCATTTGGCTGCACCTCATCTAATATAGTTATTTCATCATCTCTAAGCTCAATATTGTTCTCTTCCAAAAACTGCATCTTTACACTTTCAATATATTCTTTTTTAGAGTTTGCCTCTCTGCCTATGTCGTGTGTTGTAATAGTTATTTCTGCGGTATAAATGTTCATTTGTCTTGAACCTCCTGCAAGTGGACATCATCATATCCTTGCTCAATCCATTTATCATAGTGTTCTTTTGCTTTTTCGTATGTAGTGTAGTAGTCATCACAACCACCAACCCATACAACGTATTTGTAATTAGGCATTAGATACCTCCTCTAGTTGCCACTCTTAAAATGTCTTTAATTGTGTATGTGTTCATAATTCCCCCCTAGTTAATGATTCTAGGATCACATTGTCTTTAAAATCATTATCTAAAAGTTCTGTAAACATTTGCAGACTGTGTTTCATTCCATCTACATATTCTTTATTAAAAAAATGCTCTTGATTTTCTGTAACAAAATCTGTCATAGTTTCTGTGTAATTTATAAAATATGCATGTAAGTCTTTATGACTTATATTTATTGTTTTGTTTGTGTTACTCATTGTGTTTACTCCTAGTTTTTTAAGAAATGGTTAATAAGGTATGAGCCATGCCACGCTTTTTTATTACGTGGCTTCTCTATTAGTTTGGTTATTAGTTGTTTAAATGTCATGGTTAAGCTACTCCTTGATTATTCATATAAAGATAATCATTAACAATCTCTTCGCCTATGATGTAGGCATACATGTTAACAACCGCTTCGGGGTTCGATAAGTTTGTATGAACTTCGCCAAAGTGCCAATTCTCATAATCTTTTACAAAGCCAATGACATCAAACGCTTTATCGCCTAGCCACTGTTTAGCTTGATTGGATCCAATGATAAAATAATCAGCATTAAAGCAATTATGATGCAGATCTTCTGTCCATGTGTCCGCCTCATGCTCCTTGTGATAATCAAGGTTATCATTTAGATAATCTAAAAAATATTGTTCTATTTCTTTTCTTTTGTAGTCCATGTTTGTTACCTCCTAAAGTAATTAAATTATATGACTTGCACCCAAAAAGCCCACATAAGCGGGCTTGTTTGGGTTGGGGGTTGGTTAAATCATATAGTATGACCGTATCTTATGTATGAGTCATTGGTTAAGATGTTGTTTTCCTCTAATAACTTTGTTAAATCATTAAGATCAATCTTAAACATTTTTCTAGCACGATTAATTGGATAGCCATAATATGTCATTTTATGCATTGCTACCTCTTCGCCTTTTTTGTTTTCTATATATCCATACATAGTAAATGATCCATCAGCATGTTTTTCAACACCGCCAGATAAATATGATGTTAAGTTTGCCATGTTTGTTACCTCCTAAAGTAATTAATTGTTCTCAACTGTATGAATTGTTACACAAATATACTTATATATCAAACACTTACAGTAAAAAACATAGGTTTTATGTAAAGAATGCTGTAATATAGGGGTTTAAGGAGCAATAGAAAGAATCAGTTATGGAGCAAAAAACACCCAAAAAAGACAATAAATCTCTTAAAAAGGGCGGTAGAAAGAAGATTAATATTGATTTAGAGCAAGTGGAGAACTTAGCGGCAAGAGGGCTAGGAACTACCCAGATAGCCCGTGCTTTAGGCGTTTCATGGAATACTATTGATAGAAATAGAAAGCGTAGTGTAGATTTTGAAGATGCTTATAAAAGGGGGAAAGCTCGTGGACTTGCCCAAGTTACAAATTCCCTGTTCACTTCCGCCACTGATGGCAATGTTACCGCCCAGATATTCTATTTAAAGAACCAAGATGCAAAGACATGGAAGGATCGAGTCGAAAATGTCCACGCGACTATAAACCTTAATGATGTTCTAAGCGGTGCAAAGGATAGATTGCACGGATATAACACGGATAGATTAAAGGCTAAGGAAATAAACCCTTTACCTACAACATCTAAGGAGAAGGAAAGCCTGGTAATTAATCAGACTAACAAGAAAAAGAAGTAATAATGGCGGTTGTTGCTCCTCCTCATGGCGGCAACGTTCAAGGGTTCGCCAATAAGTAGAGATTTGTTAGATGCTCCAACAAATATGATGCTTATACCCCCCCTTGATTTTTTCGCACGGGGTATATTACGTGTAACTGTTGCGATAATTTTTTTTTAATTTTTTTGAATTTTTTTTGGAGCAAAATATGAAAGAGGCAATACAGGAAATCTTAGCAATACTTAGCATTGGTGCTTTAGGCAACATTGCAATATTTTTAATACTGGTACATATATGAAATACGGAGCAGAACAAGAAAAGGAATTGATGACCGAAATATGGTCGCCCTACATAAAAGACGATCCATACAACTTTGTTAAGTTTATCTTTCCCTGGGGAGAGAAGGACACCCCCCTTGAAGACTTTGAAGGCCCAAGGAAGTGGCAAGAAGAAATTTTAAAAAAAATGACAGTCCACATCCAACGTAACCAAGGACGTGTTGATCCCGAAATGTTTAGATTAGCTGTAGCATCAGGTCGTGGTATTGGAAAGTCTGCACTTGTCTCTTGGCTAATCTTGTGGATGCTATCTACACGACTAGGCTCAACCATAATCGTAACTGCTAACACCGAACAACAGCTCAGATCAAGAACATGGGCGGAGCTAGGTAAGTGGCTAACCCTAGCAATAAACAATCATTGGTACTCTAAAACAGCCACCACGATTAAACCAGAAGGTTGGTTTGAAGAAGCACTAAAAAGAGATCTAAAAATAGACACTGGTTACTACTACGCCCAAGCACAATTATGGAGCGAAGAAAACCCAGACGCGTTTGCTGGTATTCACTCCTCCTACGGAGTTTGTTTGATTATGGATGAAGCATCAGGTATTCCAGCACCCATCTATTCTGTCTCCGAGGGTTTCTTCTCCGAGCCAACTGAAAACCGTTACTGGTTTACCTTCTCTAACCCACGAAGAAACTCAGGCCCTTTCTACGACAGCTTTACATCTAAACGTAAGTTCTGGAATCTAAAACAAATAGACTCACGAACTGTAGAAGGTACTGACCAAAAACTTTTCCAAACTATGTTAGAGCAGTACGGTGAAGATTCTACCGTTGCAAGAGTAGAGGTACTCGGAGAGTTTCCAAACTCTGATGACGACTCAGTCATACCAATGGAACTTGCTAGAAACGCAATTAATAGAGATGTATCACTAACTGCAAAAGCACCTATTGTTTGGGGATTGGACGTAGCACGTTTTGGCGGAGACAACTCAGCACTTTGCGTCCGACAAGGCAACACAGTTTTTGAAATTAATACTTACAAATCTATGGATTTAATGCAATTATGCGGTGCAATTAAAAATAAGTTTGATGATTGCACAGTCATAGAAAGACCAGAAGAAATACTTGTTGATGTTATTGGTCTTGGTGCGGGAGTTGTAGATAGACTAGCGGAACAAAATTTACCAGTAAGAGGTATCAACGTAGCCGAGTCACCATCATCAAAGAAAAACTATCTCAACCTACGAGCTGAGTTATGGTTTGCTATTAAGGATTGGTTGGCGCTGCGTAATTGCCGACTTCCTAATGATGATGAGCTTGTATCAGAATTGGCAGCGCCTTCTTACAAATATACATCAACAGGAAAAATAAAAATAGAGTCTAAAGATGAAATGAAAAAAAGAGGAATTAAGTCACCCGACAAAGCAGATGCACTTGCATTGACCATGGCATCCTCGGCTGCAAGTTTTAGTGGAGGAGAGAACTTTTTAGGGTATAATTTCAAGAAACCATTGACATCAAGAATAATACGAGTGGGATAAAAATTTATGGAATATGATAAAGACGATACAGTTGAAGCAACAGAAGAACAACAAGAGTCTTATGACGAACAAAAATTACAAGGCTGTCTTAAATCCGAAATGGATGACGCTAAAGACTTCATTGACCAAATTGGTGAACAAAGAGCAGACGCAACAGACTACTACTTAGGACAAGAGCCTGGATCAACATCTTCTCTACAATCAGAGTTTATATCAACAGACGTTAGAGACAGCGTACTGTTTATGCTTCCCTCTATCATGCGTACCTTTTTTGGTACTAGCAAGATAGTTGAGTTCATACCCAAAGGCCCTGAAGACATACAACTTGCTACACAGCAAACCGATTATATTAACTATGTCATACAACAAAAAAACCCTGGCTTTAAAGTTTTATATGATGCTTTCAAAGACGCACTGATTAGAAAAACTGGTTTTGTAAAAGCCTACTGGGATGACAGCATTACTGCATCAACACACGAATACACAAACATTTCTCCTGAAGCCTACCAAGCACTCACACTTGATCCTAACGTAGAGGTAATCAAAGAGTCTGTAGAAATGCAAAGCATGACACTGCAAAATCCTGAGACTGGCGAAGAAATGACTCAAGAAACACCAGCAAGTTACGACATAAAAATTAGAAGAATTAAACCTAAAGACCAGGTGGTTATAGAAGCAGTACCACCTGAAGAAGTTTTAATATCAAGAAACGCTAGAGACTTAGAATCATCACCTTATGTTGCACACCGCATGGTAAAAACTGTAAGCGACTTAGTTGCTATGGGTTATAACAAAGAAGACATGGAGCAATATGCTGGTTCTGGTGACTCTATAGATGCAGAAAGCTATGACGAAGAACAAGCAAGAAATCCTTACGCTGATTTTTCTGGCGTAGATAGAACTGACCAAAACAATGTTCTCTATGTAGAGCATTATATTTTTTATGATTTAGATGGTGATGGTATAGATGAAAGGATTAGGGTATGCACAGTAGGCAATGGGATAAACATTGTTAACGCAACACCTTGGGACGATCTACCTATTACACTCTTCTGTCCCGATCCTGAACCTCACACCTCCATTGGTTCATGTCCTGCGGACTACCTAATGCCTATTCAAGCGGCTAAATCTCAGATAATGAGAGACACCCTTGATAGTCTAGGCCACGCCATCTTCCCGAGAATGGGAATTGTTGAAGGGCAAGTTAATATTGATGATGTCCTTAATACCGACATAGGACAACCTATTAGAATGAGAGCGCCAGGAATGGTACAGCCTTTCGCTGTGCCTTTCGTTGGTAAAGAAGCCTTCCCAGTATTGTCTTATCTTGACGAAGCCAAGGAGAACCGCACAGGAGTTTCTAAAGCATCTGCTGGACTAAACGCTGATGCACTTCAGTCTTCTACTTCACAGGCTGTTTCAGCAACTATGTCTGGAGCGCAAGGCAGAGTAGAGCTTATTTGCAGACACTTTGCAGACGGAATGAAAGATTTATTTAAACTGGTTAACTCACTTGTCATCAAGCACCAAGAAGGTCAAGATATGATGCGACTTAACAACGAGTTTGTACCTATTGATCCTAGATACTGGGATGCTGACAAAGACTTAGTTATCAATGTTGGTATATCTAAATCATCAGACGAAGAGAAGTTCCAAGTGCTAACAGCCTTATCACAAAAACAAGAACAAATCTTACAAACACTAGGCCCTGACAATCCTTTACTCAATCTACAGCAGTACGCTAACACATTGACAAAAATGATTGAGATGGCTGGTTTCAAAGATGCAAGCTCATTTATAAACACAACGGTTCAACCACAACAACCGCAACAACCCGAACAACAGAAGCCTGATCCAGCAGAAATACTAGCACAAGCAGAGGCACAGAAAGCGCAAAACCTTGGACAGAAAGCTATCATAGACGCAGAAACAGACAGAATGAAAATCATCATGGAAGATGATAGAAATAGAGATCAATCTCTTGCAGATATGCAACTTAAGATTGCTGAGTTGGTGGCTAAGTATGGCGCACAGGTAGATGTAGCAGAGATCAACGCTATCATGGAAAGAGATAGAGAGGCTATGAGACAAGTAGCAAAGAGTGAATCTCAAGGAATGTTTACAAATGGAAACAACCAACCAATCGGATAAGATATACGATCTAGAATTTCTTGATGGAGATTTTATTTATGTTGGTTCGGATATAAAGGCTAAAAACTTAGAAGAAGCCAAAAGAGTCGCAAGAGTGTTTTTGCAAATACCACCAGACTCAGAGCTTATATCATGTACGGAGACATTGATACACTAATGGCAATAACATACAGAGGCGAAAAGTTCGCTGGTTACAATAAACCTAAACGAACACCAGGTCATAAAACCAAGTCACATGCTGTCTTAGCAAAAGTCGGTAGCACCATAAAATTAATTCGCTTTGGTCAACAAGGCGTGAGTGGTGCTGGTAAAAAACCAATGACTGCTAAAGGTAAAGCAAGAAGAAAATCATTCAAGGCAAGACACGCCAAGAATATCGCAAGGGGTAAGTTGTCCGCAGCTTACTGGGCTAACAAAGTAAAATGGTAAGGAGATACTATGTCATTATATGCAAACATAAATAAAAGAAAAAAAGCTAAAACAAGTAGACCAAAAAAGAAATCTACTATTTCTAAAAAAGCCTACGCTAACATGAAAGCTGGTTTCCCTAAAAAGAAAAAGAAGAAGTAATTGTTTGGTTGGTTTGATAAGTTTTTAGAGTGGTCATTCCAACGACACGCAAACAACCTACACAAAAAATATATATATGATAGACAAACTAATAAAACCCGTAACAAAGCTACTTGATAAGGTCATTCCAGACGCAGATCAAAAGCAAAAGATTGCACACGAAATTGCAACTATGTCTGAAAGGCACATTCATGAGATTGCTAAAGCACAAATAGAAGTCAACAAAGAAGAAGCCAAAGGTAACTGGTTTCAATCATCTTGGCGACCAGCTACAGCATGGATATGTGTTGCAGGTTTTGCAGTCAACTTTCTTATCAGTCCACTCGCTGCACCTTTTGGTATTGTCGTACCACAAGCAGATACATCAACAATGCTACCTGTTCTTATGGGTATGCTTGGTCTTGGTGGTATGCGATCTTACGAAAGGGTAAAAGGAGTAGGAAAATAATGCCTTGGGAAAACTTCAAAGAAGAAGAGTTTTCTTGCAAACATTGTGGTAAAAATGGTATTTCACACGAACTAATAAATAAGTTACAATCACTTAGAACTGAGCTGGGTTTTCCTTTTATTATTACATCTGGTTACAGATGCGAAGAACATCCAATAGAAGCGAGAAAGAAAACTCCAGGTACTCATGCAGAAGGATTGGCTGCTGATGTATATGTAAGAGGAAGCAAAGCACTCAACATAGTATCAAAAGCTAAAGATTATGGATTTACTGGCGTTGGTGTGAATCAAAAAGGAGATGCTCGTTTTATACACTTAGACATCTCAGAAGAAAAACAAGACAGACCAAGGCCGCATATTTGGAGTTATTGATGGACAACCCTATTTTATTTTGGAACGCGATTATCACCCTCGTTTATGTTCCTATTATATACAGCATTCGCACTAACGCTGCTGATGTAAAAAGGGTTGAAATATTGATCAATAAAACAAGAGAAGAAATACCTACACGCTACGCTACCAAACAAGACTTGCATTTAGACATGCAAAGAATTTTTGACAGACTAGATAAATTAGACGAAAAAATTGATAAACTAATAGCACATTAAAAAATTTATATGCCCTCACAAGAAGATATCTTAAACTCAAACGAAGCAGAGTTAATTCTAAACTCAGAAACATTCACACACGCTGTAAACAATCTTAAAGATGACTACATAAATTTATGGTTATTAACCAAAGACAGTGATATAACTAAAAGAGAAAATTTACACAAAGCAATCAAACTTTTACCCGAAATAGAAAAACATTTAAGAATAATAGTAGAGAAGGGTAAGATCACAAAGTCACAACTAGGAAGATTGCATAAAGTTGTGTAAAATTTAATTTAGTATTGTTAAAATACTACTTTACATTTTTAAGGAATGAATATGACCAACAACGCAAAGCCGATTGGTTTACAAACAAATTTAGAACAGACAGAACAATCTTTCAAAAGTTTTTTGACTCCATCGGAACAACCAGAAAACGAACTAGAACAACCATCAGAAGAATTAGTCAACGAAGACGAAGTCATTGAAGATGATGAAATCATTGAAGAAGACGAAGACTTAGAAGACGACTTTGAAGAAGATGAAGAAGAATCTCAAGAAGATCAAGTTGAAGTAGAGGAGTCCGAGCAACCACAGCTATATACTATTAAAGTAGATGGTGAAGATACCCAGGTCACGCTTGAAGAACTCCAAAGTGGGTACAGTCGCCAAAGAGATTATACGAGAAAAACTCAAGAGTTAGCTGAACAGCGTAAAGCTATTGAAGCTCAACAAAAAGAGGTTTCTCAAAAAGATGCAATTTATTCGCAGTTGTTACCAAAACTGGAAGCGACTTTGAAAGGTGAGTTAGAAAACGAGCCAGATTGGAATGCACTTTATGATACTGATCCTATTGCCTATGTCCGTGAAAAAGACTTATGGAATGAGAAGAAGCAAAGGTTACAAGCCGCAGAAGCTGAAGCAACTAGACTCCAACAGGAACAAGCTGCAAAGCAACAAGAGGAACTTGAAAAGTTCGTCAAGTACGGTAATGAACAATTGCTAACACAAATTCCAGAATGGCAAGACAACGAAATAGCAGTTAAAGAAAAAAATGCTATTCGGGATTATGGTGTTAATGTTTTAGGCTATTCATCTCAAGAGATGGACAGCGTTTACGACTACCGAATTTTACTTGGTTTAAGAAACGCATGGTTACAACATAAGACACAACAAGCTACTAAAGTGAAGCCAACTGAAAAGAAAGCGGCAGCTCGAACCGCCCGACCTGGCACTTCAAATGTACCTAAAAGTTCAACACCAGCGAAAAGAGCGCATCAAAAATTAGCTAAAACTGGCAAAGTTCAGGATGCGGCTAAATTATTTGAACAAATTATATAAACTTTTAAACATAGGAAAATATCATGGCTAAAGTAACAAACGCATTTGATACTTACTCAGCGACTTCAGATAGAGAACAGCTAAGTAATGTTATCTATAACATCAGTCCTCAAACAACTCCGTTCTTGAGTGCTATAGGAAAAAACTCAATCAACAACGTGGTTTTTGATTGGCAAACAGAAAACTTACCAACTCCAAGTGGTGCTGGACAGCTAGAGGGTTTTGAACTTTCAAGATCAGCTTCTACAGCTACTGCAAGAGTTAGTAACGTTGCTCAAATCTCATCAAGAGACGCAACTGTGACTGGTTCACAGCAAGCATCTGATCCTGCTGGTAAGAAGTCAGAAATGGCTCACCAACTAGCGATCATGTCTAAAGCTCTTAAAAGAGATATGGAAACAGCACTTTGTCAAAAAGGCGCTAAAACAACTGGTAATGCTACAACAGCAAGAGTAACTGGTGGTTTTGAATCTTGGATTACATCAAACGTATCAAGAGGAACTGGCGGCGGCGGTGCTGGTGGTGGAGCTGCTCCAACTGATGGAACACAAAGAGCTTTAACAGAAGCATTATTAAAGTCTGTATTACAAGACTGTTTTGCTAATGGTGGAGAGCCTTCAATGGCAATCTGTGGCCCAGTTAACAAGCAAAAAATATCTGGTTTCACAGGTAGAGCTTCAGCAAGACAAATGATTGATGCAAACACAGTAGAGGCTTCTGTTTCTATTTATGCATCAGACTTTGGTGAGCTAAAAATAGTACCATCTAACTTCAGTAGAGAAAGATCACTTCTATTAGTTGATCCAGACTTCGCTAAAGTATCTTACTTAAGAGACTTTAAAACAGTTGATATCTCAACAGTTGGAGATGCACAAACTAAGATGATTTTATGTGAGTATGGATTAGAAATGAGCAACGAAGCTGCTCACGGTATAGTCGCAGACTTAACAACTTCATAAGTTAGTTAAACTCAGGGAAGGCTTCGGCCTTCCCACCCTTTATTAAATATGTCACAAAAACGTACAATCACCGACCACAAAACTGGTTACAAATCAGAGTTCATTACAGAGGATGACAAGTTTGTCTATCACACAACTCAAGATGTTGCTCCTGTCATTGACCACGTTAAGAAACTAAGAGACAATACACTTAAGCCTGGAAAAGATATGCGACACATAGCTGAAGTACCCATGGTAATTTGGCAAAAAGCATTACGAGAAGGTTGGTCACAGGATTCCGCAAAGTGGAAACAATGGCTAAACAATCCAGACAATAACGTCTTTAGAACTTGGCAAGGTAAAGTATGACATATGCAGAATTAAAAACAGCCATAGCTGGTTATCTAAACAGATCAGATTTAACATCTACCATAGATACATTTATTGATAATGTAGAGGCTGAACTTAACAGAAAGTTAAGAACAAAAGATATGATTGTAAGAGCTACCGCAGTAGCAGATGCTCAATACCTATCAGTACCAAATGATTGGCTAGAAGCCATCAATGTAGAAATAACATCAAATGATTTTAGTCCGTTATTTCAACAGTCTATAGAATCTTTAGATGTTTATAGAAAAGCAAATAACAATTCAACAGGTCAACCAGTATATTATGCAATGGTTGATGGCACTATGGAATTAGCACCAACTCCTGACGTTCCTTACACCCTACAGCTAACTTATTATGGTAAAATAAATGCACTGAGTGATACCAATACAACTAACTTTGTATCAGTATCAAACCCAGATGTTTACTTATATGGTGCATTGAAACACGCTTCTATCTACTTGATGGAAGACGACAGAATAGCAATGTTTACACAACAGTTTGAGAAAGCATTAGAAGAAATGAGACTTGCTCAAGAGAAATCTGCATTTGGTAAAGGTTCTCTAATGATGAGAAGAAAGACTTACGGAACAAAACAAAAAAGAAATTACTACTACGGTAATTAAAGGAGAATAAGATGGCAGGATTTAGTGATTATTTAGAAGACAAAGTTTTAGAGCATGTCTTTGGTGGCAATGCTTATACAGCGCCCACAACATTATATGTTGCTTTATACACAGTAGCACCAACTGATACAGGTGGTGGAACTGAAGTATCTGGCGGTGGCTATGTAAGACGATCTAGCACATTTAATGTTTCTGGAACAAACCCAACCACAGCAACCAACCCATCAGCTATTGAATATCCTACTGCTACAGCAGACCTAGGAACTATAGTAGCGGTTGGTATTTTAGACGCATCATCATCTGGAAACTTATTAGCTTATGCAAACTTAGATGCATCAAAAACAGTAGAAACTGGAGATGTTTTCAGGTTCAATACTGGTGATTTAGACGTAACATTAGCTTAAAGTCATGGCCAGCATAGGCTATAACAAAGGCTATTATTCCAGGTCAAAATATAACGATTTAGCTTTTCAAGCTGAAGCAACCTTATCCGCAACATCTGGCGCAACTGCTAGAAATACTGTATCAGGTGTAGCAACCATACAGGCAAATTCTAACGCAACAGGATTTGGCAGAATACAATTCCAACAGTCTGCAACCATACAATCAATTACTAACTTTACAAGTATTGGTAGTATAAAGGTTGGTGGTATTGCAACCATATCAGCAGTATCAAATGTTATAGCTATTGGTAAAGATGCTGAACAGCTACAAGCAACTATCCAGGCTGTATCAGACTTTGATGCTCTTGGAACACAGATAGATCAAGCAACTGCAACTATAGCTGCAACATCTAATGTTATAGCGATAGCAAAAGACACAGACCTGGGTAAAGTTACTATCGCAGCAGTATCTAACGTATCTGCACAGTCTGAAGTATTTAAGAAGATGGAAGCCACCATCAACCAAACAAGTGGCTTTAATGCAGTCGGTGGTTTAAAATGGGAAGACATAATAGTTCCAGGCGAAGACTGGACAGACCAAGTTGTTGGTAGTGAGAATTGGCAAGAGATAGTTGTATCATCAGCAACATGGACAGAAAATACAGCTCCTAGCAATACTTGGACAGACGCAACCAATCCATCTACGAACTGGGAAACACTTGACAAACAAGAGGCAGCTTAAATGGCAGATACATATACAACCAATCTAAACTTAACAAAACCAGAACCAGGTGCAGCAGAAGATACCTGGGGTATTTCGCTTAATGCTGACTTAGATTCTCTTGATGCAATCTTCAAAGCAGATGGTACTGGTAGTAGCATTGGCCTTAATGTTGGATCAGGAAAAACTTTAGCAGTTGGTGGAACGCTAAATGTTACTGGTACATTTTCTTTAGGCGGTACAGCAATTACCGCAACTGCTACTGAATTAAATTATGTAGACGGTGTAACAGGTAGCATACAAACACAACTAGGCACAAAAATAGAAAATAGTGATGATGTCACTTTAGGTACTATCAGCTCTGGTGCAATTACCTCTACTGGTAATTCACAAATGGCCAACCTGGTTGTTACTGGGGATCTAACAGTTCAAGGAACTACTACAACTGTAAACACAGATGATCTAAACGTAAAAGACAAAAACATTACCCTTAACTATTCAACAGGTGATTCATCTGCTTCAGCTAATGGTGCAGGTATTACCATTCAAGATGCTGTAAGTGCAGGTAATGATGCAACTATTCTTTGGAATACTAATTTTGATAATTTTGATTTTTCACACACTATAAGAATTCCAGACAGTCAAAAAGTAGAGTTTGGTGCTGATGCAGATTTACAGATTTACCACTCTGGAAACAACGATAGTGTCATAAAAGAAACAGGCACAGGTAACTTAAAAATCCAAGCAGCCAATATTGAAATGCAGATTCCAAATGGCACACAAAATTATTTACAAGCTATCAATGGCGGTGCAGTAACCCTATACAACAATGGTTCAGCTAAAATCGCAACTACTAGCTCTGGGATAAATGTGTCGGGAAACATAGGCGTTACAGGCACGGTTGATGGTAGAGACATAGCAACTGATGGAACTAAGCTAGATGGTATAGAAGCAGGTGCAACCACAGATCAAACTCAAGCTGAAATAAATGCATTAGGTATAACTGCTATAGGCTTATCAGGTACTCCAAATATAACTGTTGGCACTATCAATTCAGGTGCTATAGACGTAACAGGAACAGTTACAAGTGATGGGCTTGTTTCAGCGGGGACTGCGTTTGTAAATTTAACGGCTCGTCCTGCTGGCGTACCTGCAACGGCAGGAGCGTTGTGGTCAGCACAAACTGAGACAGGAAACTATGGAATTGTCTCTAGAGCATCATCTACAGATTCCTTTACTTACATAGGTAACACAGGTTCTTCTGCCACTTTAGGCACATCTTACGGCTCAAGCGGTAGTTATTTACCTCTTGATTTACAAACATCTGATAGGAAACGTCTAAGAATAGCCAACAACGGAGACATCTCATTCTATGACGACACAGGCTCAACTCAAGGTTTATTTTGGGATGCTAGTGCTGAGAGATTGGGACTAGGTACAACTTCGCCAAACGCTAAGCTAGAAAGCTATGTAAGCGGAAACTTTAGCACAACCCACAATGATTTTTCAGGTGATGGATTATATATACAAACCAATGGTACTGTTGCAGATGGAGAATATACAGCAGGTATAAGTTTCTCAAGAACTGTTGCTAACAGTTCTAGGGTTGCAGGTATTGCAGCTGTACAAGAAGGTGCTGATGCAGATAAAAACGGACTAGCATTTTTTACACATCCATCAACTGGTACTACAGGTGCTTTACAAGAAAGTTTAAGAATATCAGCAGATGGCTCAGTTGGCATAGGAACTGATTCGCCAAGTAATACATTAGAAGTATCAGCATCAGCTAATAATGGTATAAAAATTAGTTCTACTACACCTTACTTATTCTTTAACGATACTGATACAGCACATGGTTATGATGGTAGTATTTCACAATCAGGCACAACTTTATTTGTAGGTGGTGCAACACCAGCACAAGGAATAGTCTTTAGAAACAAAGCAAGTTTTGGAGAGTCAGCTAGGTTTGATACATCAGGTAATCTGTTGGTGGGTAAGACTAGCAGTTCTTTTAGCACAGCAGGTGTTGAGTTAGCTTCAGGCGGAACAGCAGGAAAAGTTCAGATTACTAGAGATGGTGGAAGTCCTTTAGCCCTTAGTCGTAAAACAAGTGATGGTGAGATTGCTGTGTTTTATAAAGATACTACACAAGTTGGAAGTATTGGTACTGCTGGTGGTCAATTTAATATTGGATTAAATACAACTTCAGGGTTGCAGTTTGCGACAAACTTAATTTATCCACGAGGTACAGGAAATACTACGCAAGACGGAACTATCTCCTTAGGAAATTCAGGTAATCGCTTCAAAGACCTTAACCTTTCAGGCACAGCTAATGTCGGTGCTATAAACATCACTGGTTCTGGCACATCCACATTTGGCGGTGCTATAACCGTTCAGGGTAATATAATTACAGATGGCGGTGACTTTAAAGTTGGTACAAATACCGTTATATCTAGTGCAAGAGCAGTAGATAATGTCGTTAGCGTAACATCATCTGGAAACATACAATCAACTGGTGGTGCTTTTAAATGGAATGTTGATGGTTCTGGCTATCACTATCTAGGTACTGATATTTTTGATGGACTCTTAATGATGTCCAGAGCAGACGAAACCATTAAGTTTGGTTCAGGTGAAACGGTATCAACAACAGATGCTTTCCAATTTTGGACTAGCACAACAAGCACCAGTAATTTAGGATCAAAAGTATTTAGTATAACTTCAGGCGGTACTGCAAACTTTACTGGTTCAGTTGGAATTGGTACAACTTCGCCTAATGGCAAACTTGAAATAAAAACGTCTACAGCTTGGGGAACTGCTGTAAATGAAGCTATTACAATTAGTAATACAGGTTCAGGTGGTAATGTAAATAATGAGCATAGTTTAGGTAGAATAAGATGGAATACAAATTCCAGTATTGGTGCTTCTATTGATGCCATTAGAGATGTTCCAGGTCAGGGAAATAATATAGATATAGCATTTTCTACAAATACAGGCGGTAGTAATACAACTCTAGCTGAACGTATGCGTATAAATTATGATGGCAAAGTTGGTATAGGTACAACTTCGCCAAGCTATAAGTTAAATGTAGCTGGAGACATTGTTGCAGACGGAGATGGTAACACGAGAACTATTGGTTTTGATTTTTATGGAGCTTTAAAATACAACCTTTACATGGATGGTACTACAGATGCCGATAAGATGCATATTAGGAAAGGTACTACAAATGTAGCTACTTTTGATACATCAGGAAAAGTTGGAATCGGCACAAGTTCTCCTTCAGTTTTAATTGAGGGTAAGACAAGTACAGCTAATTCAGCATACTTAAGATTAGGCACGAGCAATGCAGGTTCGTCACATACTATTGGTCACGATATAGCTGGTTTAGAATTTTATAGTGGAGATGGTTCAGGAGCAGGTTCAGGTGTAAAGGGAAGTATTAGATACAAATATGGAAGCTCATCAGGTGCTACTACATATATGTCTTTTCATACTGCTGGTGTATCTAGTGGTAACGATACAGAACGCATGAGAATAGACTCATCAGGTAATCTGTTAGTGGGAACTACTGATACAACTTTGCTTAACAATACATCAGGTGGTGGTTTTTCTGTTAGCTCAAATGGGTTCACACAAATAGCTAAACAAGGTGTTGATAATGCTGACCCAGTTTTAATTCTTAACCAAACTGGTGTAGAGGGAGAAATACTTAGGTTCTATAAAGATGGTGGAATAGTTGGAAGTATTGGTACTGTTTCAAGTGGCAAGTTAATGATGGGTGTGGGGGGCAGCTCTGGCACAAACCTTATATTTGCAGATGCATTTGATGAAATATATCCTAGCCAAAACGGGGTTACGACTTTAGGAGACCCTGGTGCTAAATTCAAAAACCTCTACCTATCATCAAAAACAATATATCAAGCCTCTGGTGGTAATCAACATTCTATTGGCGTTGATGCTAATGATTTGATTATTAGGTCTGAAACAGCGGGAAGCGAGACCGCTAGGTTTACTTATGGTGGTAACGTTGGAATTGGGACAAGTTCGCCAAGTGAAAAGCTCCATGTTCTTGGTAACACTAAAATAACTGGCACTATAACTGTTGGTGCAAGTCATACTATTGGTGATGTAAGTTCTGTTGATGACAACTTCCTTATTGCATCAGCAGATAATAAAGACTTAACTATTAAAGCAGGGGTTGATTCTAGCACCCTAAGACTAAAAACAACCAATACAGCACTAACCATTAATCCTGAAGGCTTGGTAACAATAGAAGAAGAAACAACGATCAATGATGATCTTACTATTAATGCAACCACACCAAGTCTTAATCTTGTTGATACTAATAACAACTCAGATTATGCGGTAAATAATGCAAATGGTGTATTCCAAATATTTGATAAAACCAATGATGTAAGCAGGTTAAGCGTTACATCCGCAGGTCTTGTTGGAATTGGTACAGCTACAATAAGACAAAGATTACATCAACATGTGACTGATTCAGGTGCAAACTATCATGCATTTACTAATTCAACAACAGGCACAGGTGCAGCAGATGGTTTAGTTGTTGGTATAAGTGCAAGTGAAGATGGATTAATTTGGAATCACGAAAACGAAAACATACTTTTTGGTACTAACAACGCTGAACGCATGAGAATAGACTCATCAGGACGTGTTGGAATCGGTACAAGTTCGCCTGATTCAAAACTTGATGTAAGTCATGGTTCAAGTGGCGAAATAGCTAGATTTACATCACCTAATGCCACAAGCTCTTACATTACTATTGGTAGAGATAGTTCAACTACAGAAGGTTTTACTGCTGGATATAATTCAAGTAATGGGGATTGTACCCTAACAGCTATATCTGCAACACATCCTATTATATTTAAACAATCTACATCAGAACGCATGAGACTGGATTCATCAGGAAATCTGTTGGTGGGTAAGACTGCTGCAGATATTGGTACAGTAGGGCATCAATTCCTATCTGATGGTCAGGGTGACTATGCAGCTCATACTTCTAATGGAACTAGAGCATTACTTTTAAATAGAAAAACTAGCGATGGTACTTTATTAGAACTAAGAAAAGATAATGCGGTTGGCGGAGTTATAGGAATACAAGAACCGCAAGATAACGCAGAGGAGCTTTATATTGCTAATGGTACTGGGACTAGCAGTGTCGGTCTAGCTTTTTGGGATTACATAAATACCGCAAGAATAGCACCCTGTAGTGGTGCTGGAGCGTATAGAGACAACGCTATAGACCTTGGTTACTCAGGTGCAAGGTTTGATGACATCTATGCAACTAACGGAACTATACAAACTTCTGATGAAAACGAAAAGCAAGACATACAAGCATTAACAGATGCAGAGCAAAAAGTTGCTACAGCATGTAAAGGTTTAATAAGAAGATTTAGATGGAAAGATGCAGTAGCAGAAAAAGGGGATGATGCTAGATTACACTTCGGAGTTATAGCCCAAGACTTACAAGATGCATTTACAGCAGAAGGCCTTGATGCAGGTGACTATGGTATGTTTATATCACAGACCTGGGAAGATGATGACGGAGTAGAGCAAACTAGGCTCGGAGTAAGGTATAATGAACTCCTAGCTTTCATAATAACAACTTTATAGGAGAACAAGATGGCAAATACATACGAATGGGACTGTAAAACAGTAGACGTGTACCCAGAATACGAGGATCACACAGACACAGTTTATAACGTCCACTGGAGACTTAACGCAACAAGCAGTGAAACACACGAAGTAGATGGTCAAGAAGTACCATATACAGCTAGTGTTTATGGCACTCAATCATTATCATTAGAAGATGTCGGTACAGACTTTAAACCTTTTGACGAATTAACTAATGAAATAGTTACTGGTTGGGTTGAAGGTAATATGGGTGAAGAGGAAGTAGCTAATTTAAAAACTTCTTTAGACTCTAAGATTACTGAAGAGATAACACCTACTACTGAAACAAAAACTATAGGCGAGTAAAATATTATGGCTGATACTTATACAACTAACTTACAACTAAGAAAACCAGAGGTAGGGAGTTCTACTAATACTTGGGGTACTAAACTTAACGTAGACCTAGACCAGGTAGATGCAGTCTTCTCGGCAAATGGAGCAGGAACAAGTGTTGGCCTACATATAGGAACTGGTAAAAATTTAAAAGTACATGGTACATTAACAGCAAGTGCTGATGTGTTTTTAAATGGAAATGGAACACAAAACGCATTAAAGTTTGTAGATGAAAATGGTTTCTCGGTTGGACTAAAAGCACCAGCAGATTTAAACGATACAAACATAACATTGGTTTTACCCGACACGTTAAACACATCTGGTAGTAGTGGCCCAGCTTTAATTGCTACAAACATAACTAACAATGTCGCAACTTTACAGTTCGGCACACCAACAGTTGCGGTAGATAGTTACTTTGCATCATCTGGATTATCAAACAAAGACCTAGGAGTTGGCTTACACATTAAAACTGGTGATAGCGGAGCTTCATCTGTTTTAACTAGTGCTGATGAATTAGTTATAGAGGGTAGTGCTAATTCAGGAATGACAATATTATCTGGTGCATCTAATACTGGTATGATTAGATTTGGTGACTCAGGTAACTCTAACATTGGTGGTATTACTTATAGTCATACTGATAATAAAATGAACTTCATTACTAGTGGTACTGGTAGGATGACTATCAATAGTGATGGAGATGTGTTGCTAGGAGCTAATTCTCAACAAATATCTTCTGAAGTTTTAAATATAACATCCACATCAGATTGTGCATTTTTTAAAACAACTGCTGGAGGAGAAGAAGCCTTAACTGTTTGGAGATCATCAGCTAATGGTACTTTTATTAGTTTCTTAAAAACAGATGGCAATGCATGTGGTTCAATTAATAATTCCAGCAATGGAAGCGTAACTACTTATGCCACTTCATCTGATTACAGATTAAAAGAAAATGAAGCACCTATGTCAAATGGCATTAATAGATTGAAACAATTAAAGCCATACACATTTAATTTTATAGATAATCCAGATAATACCCTTGATGGGTTCTTTGCACATGAAGTACAAGAAGTAGTGCCAGAAGCAGTAGTGGGTGAAAAAGATGGAGAAGAAATGCAGGGCATAGACCAAGCAAAACTTGTTCCTCTCTTGGTCGCAGCAGTTCAAGAATTAACAACAAGATTAGAAGCATTGGAGAATTAAATGCCATTAATACAAGTGACTCCTCCACCTGGCATTGTCACTAACGGTACTGATTATGCCAACAAAGGAAGATGGACAGATGGTGACTTAGTACGTTTTGAAAACGGATATCTAAGACCAATCGGTGGATGGACAAAACTCAACACATCAGCTCTTACTGGTACTCCTACTGGTATGTTCTCCTACATAACCAATGGTGGTAAAAAAGTATTAGTAGTTGGAACAAGAAAAACAATTAATGTTTTAATAGATGATACTTGGTATAACATCACGCCATCAGGTTTTGTTACAGACGCATCCTTTGATCCTTTAGGATATGGTGCATATCACTATGACGTTGAAGACTATGGTGATGCACGTTCACAATCTGGTTTATTATTTAACACTAACTCTTTTTCTTTTGACAACTTTGGCGAGATATTACTTTTTTGTTGTCCATCAGACGGAAGAATATTTCAATGGAATCCAAACACGCCTAGCACAATAGCAACACCCGTTTCAGGTGCGCCAACTAACTGTGCTGGTGTATTAGTTACTAACGAAAGACATGTTGTAGCTTTAGGCGCAGGTGGCGATCCTAGAAAGATACAATGGTCATCAAGAGAAACACTAACAACATGGACTGCAGCATCAACCAATACTGCTGGTGATTTACAAATACCTACAGGTGGTAGAGTGCTAAGTGCAGTTAAATGGCAAACAGACGTTATTATCTTTACTGATACTGGCGTAGCTAGATTGTATTACACGGGTTCTCCTTTTATCTATGGCATACAAGACGCTGGTACTAACTGTAAAGCAATCAGTCCGAGAACAGTTATAGCTGCTGATTCATTCTTATGCTGGATGGGTGAAAACTCATTCTTTGTATTTGATGGAGCAGTTAAAGAAATAAAATGCGAAGTGCATGATTTTGTTTATAACAATATAAATAATCCATATAGAAAAACATCATGTGGTGGTCACAACTCTAACTTTAATGAGATGTGGTTTTTCTTTCCCGTTGGCACAGACCAATTAACACCAAACAAATATGTTATCTGGAACTACATAGAGAACGTATGGAGTATTGGCTCAATGGATAGAGGATGTTGGTTAGACCAAGGCGTATTAGACTTTCCAACAGCATGTGATAACGCTGGTTTTGTTTACGAACACGACAGCACAACATTAACTAACTCAGAGAACTTAGGTTCAGCAGTACCCTACGCAACGTCAGGGCCTATTGAGATAGGCGTTGGTGATAACTATGTACAATGCAATCAGATTATTCCAGACGAAGAAGCAAACACTTTACCTGGAGTTGTATTAAGTTTTACAGGCAGATTTACACCACTTGGTGCAGAGACAGATTTTGGTAGCTTTACTTTTGAAACTGATGGCTACACAGACGCAAGATTTACAGCAAGACAAGTTAAGATGAAAGTAACAGGCGACACAGACCAGTTATTTAAAGTTGGTAATATACGACTAGATGTTAAAAAAAGAGGTCGTAGGTAATGGCACGAAAGGCATTAAGAAGACCAGGGCCAGTATTAGATGCAGATTATCAAAACTATCTGATTTCTGAAATAGAGTACAGAGACGGGTTAGCATTTAAGAAAGGTGAAAGAATAGAGGTTAGTGGTGTAGATGCTACTGAACTCGTATTAGTGAGTCCAAATGGAACAAAATATAAACTTAGTATCGCAGACAACGGAACAATCTCCGCCACAGCAACAGTTTAAAAAGCGTTGGGAGATAGAGTTTGATCGTTTAGAGCATCATATTAAACGTGCATTAGAGCATCAAGATATGTATAATTTAAGTGATATTAAAGAAAAAATCCAACAAGGTGTGTTTCACATCTGG